TTATCGTGTCCACTTTCACCTCTTACTGCGGCAAGTGCTACACCAAAACGATATAAATTATAGAAGTCATTGTTCTTTAACTCTGGAATAATATACGTGTTAGGAAGGGTCACAGATACCACATCAAGACCATCGTGTACTTTACTCAACGTAGTTTCAGTTATAAATTCTTTTGCTCTCATTCTGATTCCGTTGTTAATATCAATTCGTTTTCAGTTCCCATTAGATAACCATTAGCATAACCGTCTAATGCAATCTCAATACCCGATACTACTACTTGATCAGGATAAGTTACAAATGCTGATATAAAATGTTCAATTCCTATATCTAGTAAAGGATTTATTAAAATTCTAACATTTCCGGCTGATACATCCATATCATATCTACAAATAGCATTACCTTGAAATAATGTAGAATGTCCACTAAATCTTACGCCAGCAAGATTATTGGTAATACTTGCACTAAGTGTGATGTTTTGCATGTCGGGTGTGCCTGAATCACTTGAACGAATTTGAAATTCACCTTGATAGAACTGTGTTATAGGGACTTCTAATATAACTTGACTCTGTGCATTTCCGGACGTATATGCTGTACTGGTAGTTGTAGTAGTAAAAAATAAATTTGAAAAATTGTTATTAATTTTACCAAATGCAACCCTTAAAGGATCACCGTTACCATCATTAGGTGTTTCACCAATGTTAATATATTCTTGGCTACCATATATAGTTGAATTTATGGAAAGAGCCGGAGTAGAATCAGTTGTTTCTATTGCAGTAAGTGTAACTGGTGGAGTGACTCTTTGCTTTTGTCTAATAAGTACTGGATTATTTGCCCTGCTGTCAAATCTATTAGTAATATAAACATTACCGATATTGAGGTTATTAGTATTGCTAGTATTAGTAGCTTGACTTGTAGGATTGATTACTTCAACTACTGCAGGAAGGTTAGAATCACTGGTCGGTAAAGAAAAGACATTATTAGCTACATTAGCAAAAGCCGTACTTAATGGATCTACATTGGCATTATTTGCCGAATCACCCGTATTAATAAATTCTTGTGTCATGTAAAATCCTAGACCTATAGAGTATTTATCAAAAGCCGAACCAATTCTTCTTTGGAGCTTCTATAACTATAGGGGTTTTACTACGCTGGATCTCTTGTAATGCTCTGATTGCTTCCATTTTTACTTGATTGTCAGCACTCTTGGTCATATCAATCAATACAGAAATACGTGCGGCTTCGCTCATTGTAGCATCTCTGCTTATAGATTTCTGTGCTTCTAGGTATAACTCAAAATCTTTGTTGGTAGTACAGCCGACCAACAATACACTCAATAATATCAAATACTTCATAATATGCTATTATTTTACGTTGTCAAATATCTTTTTCTGTTCGTTATACCAATCTTGCCATCCATCTACCTTAGTTGAGCATTCGTGGTATAGTGAATAGTTATGTACAATGACTTTTAGCATATCAGTAATTGCTACTTTATCGCCCTCAATCTTTTTAAGACTTTCACATTTCTTCATAAGTTCAGGAGTAGCATTAGGGAATTTTTGTTTTACTGGGACAGTGGTTGTGCAACCGGCTAATAATAAAATGATTAAAAGATATTTCATTTTGTAGCTGCCTTATTCAACTCAGTAGCTTGATTATGTAGGTCTATAATTTCTTTAGGGACAGGGCAGTTCTCAATATACTTGATAACTTCCTCTTTTTTGACTACTTCTTTATCAATGTACTTAATAACATCACGACCCTTTTCACGGATAACCTTAGTCTTTTCTACAACTTTTTCTTGGATCTCTACATTAGTAATAGCTGATTTAGCTTCAGCTTGTGCTACTTTAGCTTCCATTTCTTTAATTTTAAGTTCCCACTCTTTATAGTCGGCTAATCCGCCCTCAAGATATACACCAATTACAAGTACAATAATGCTACATATTTGTATAGCAAATTGATATGTTTTGACAAAAGGAATGAATCCTAGGACGAATCCTGCTATTGTGCCCAAAATACCTAATCCAAAGATTATATGTATTGCGGCGTCGGGTAGTATTGATAGTATCCACATAGTATCCTTATTTATGCCAGGGGATACATACTCTTAGGAAGTACTTTAGTTGCTATCATATCTGTACCACAAAAACATTGTTCAATTTTACAAGGTATGTAAGTGTCAATAAATGATATATTATCATATATACTACGTTTTTCACCTTGTTCGCATACGCCGCGGTATAGAACATCATGGTCAATTCTCATAGTAAATGATCCTATGTTACAATCCCAACCTAAAAATTTGTTTTTTTGTTGTTTCATTAATAATTGAGGATCAATATTAAAAGAAAGGTCGTTATTATATGTTATTTTTAAGGTGTGATTTATTTTATATTTAGGTTCTATTAAAGATTTTGCTTTAGTATCTCTATTTTTTCCGGGTAACCAATTTTCAGATTTTAATTTAGTTATTTGTTCGGTTGTATATTTTGAATATATATCTTGATTTCCTATCATCATTGCTTTAAGTGTTATAATTGCTCCGGTATTTTCAATTAAATATTCTTGTGCTTCAAACGCTTTATCTAATGTATTATATACATGAGTAATTAAACATATTACTTCGGTGGTTTCATCATGAAATAAATTCATAACTTCTGTAATATGATGATAATCATTTGTTTGTTCACTATGGTATGTTAAAAACAAATAATCTATTATTTTTAATTCTTGTAACTCTTTCCACCACCTAATAGTTCGTGAGCCATTTGATATCATACTTATCATTGCTCCCTTAGACTTCATATATGCTAATAAAGGAATAAGATCAGGATATAGTGTAGGTTCACCACCTGTAATTTGAATCCAAAATGGCATATCTCCGCAGGCTTCAATTAATTTATCAGTGTATTCTTTATATTTTTCTAAACTAAACCAACGTTGACTTCCGTCTTTATGTTGATTACCGCAGAAACTACAATTATGGTTACATACATTATGTATTTTCCATTCAATAAATTTATAGTCTGCTTTTGTTGCTTTTTCTACTTTGATTGGGAATATTTTCATTAACTATTTATAGAATTCTATAACTCTACTTACAATATAATCTATCTCACTATCGGTTAACTCTGGATACATAGGCAAACTTAACACACCTCTAGATAATAATACACTATTGCTTAACAAGTCGGGCTTAGATAAATCTTTACCAATCGGTAAATCACCCAGTACGTACTCATAATGAATTTTACTATCAATTCCTTCAGCTAATAAATGAGTATGTAGATCATTTCTATCAGCAAGATACATAACAAATTTTTGATGTGAGTGTGGATCTTTGGTATCTGATAGACAAGTTACTGGCAATTCTTTAAATTTATCACACCAGTATTTTGCTATATCACTTCTACGTTTTTGCCACTCATCTATGTATTTTACTCTAACAAGAATTTGAGCACAATCTTGTTCACTCATCTTACTATTAGATCCAGCATCATGGAAATAGGGTTTGTTGTTATCTCTGTAACTTGATGCGTAAAGGTATAATTTTTCATCATTGGTTACAATAGCACCACCGTTACCCGAACTAGGTAAGTTCTTTGTAGGATCAAAACTAATTGACATTCCGCTACCTACATCACCCTCACATGCTAACCAATGTTGTGCTCCGTCAACTATTACTCCATAAGCATTTGAATAACTAGCATTAGGCCAGGGTTTACGTCCAGCAAAACCCATTACACAATCATATATTCCACCTCGGCCAGTTTCAAGTTTAATAACTCCTGTGTTATCAGTATCAGCTAATTCAATATCCCATCCGGCTGTAAGAAAGGCATTTAATGTAGCTGGATAAGTTAGATTGGGGATGCGAATTGTTGGATTACCCTCCATAGTCTCGCTATGTTTAATCTTTTTCCAACGGGCAATAATCTCTAACGCTTGTGTACCTGAATGTACTGTTATAGCATATTTTGTTTTAGTACGATGTTTGAGCCATTCTTCAAACGAACGGGTATAATGTCCACCTACTAACTTCCCGTCTTTGAGGGCACGGTCTGTGGCATCTAGTAACTCATCTCTTAAATTACTGTACTGTCTTACTAGACCAAAGTGAGGAATTTGCATTTTTTGCCCAAGCTATATATCCGCCATTAGCAACAGACCATGGACAATATTGTTCCCATAACAATTTTGATTGTTCGATGTTTTCTTTCATCAACTTGTCTATGTTGACTCTAGATTTATATCCATTTAGAGTCCAATCGTGTGCTTTTAATGCGGTTTCTAATTCGTTCATTTTATTTTATCTTGCCAATAACTTGATGTACTAAGCCAATCATAATATTTCTGAAAGCCTTCTTCTACATCTATTTTAGGATCATATCCAAAGTCTCTACGAGCGGCATCAATGTTCAATGCACCTCGACTAGGAAAATCAGCATCTTTATCTTTAACTACTAATGTACCTCCACCTACTAACTTCAATGCTAATTGTGCGGCTTCTAACAATGTGCGACTATGGCTCTTTGTAATGTTGTATGTTTTGTTTACTGTATTATCACTTAGTGCGGCTGCAACAATACCATCTGCGGCATCGTCAACATATGTAAAATCAAGTGTTTCATTTACACCATTGACATTTAGTGTACCACCTCGCATAGCTGTGAGCATAAACTTAGCAATAACTCTATCTTCAACATCTAACGGACCATATACTGCACTAGGACGTATAATAGTGTGACTAAAACAATTACGACGGCTGTAGTCTTTAACAAGATATTCACCTGCTAATTTCATAATTCCATATTGACCTTGTGGTTTACAGTCATAGTCCTCAGTCACATCATTAGTAAAATCTCCGTATACCATGCTTGAACTAATGTAAATGAACTTCTTTACATTATGTTTTTTACTTGCTTCACATAAGTTCAATAGTCCTTCCATCATTGTTTGTGCTCCTAGTCTAGGATTAGCATTAACAACTTTTTGTCTAGGAAAGCTTGCCATATGTATTACAATATCAAACTTATATCTACCAAACAACCAATCAATACTATCACTAACAATATCTACAGCGTGAATTTGTCCTGGTTGAATCTTTTTTAGTCGTTCAGTCATTAGATAATCAATTTCATCTTGTGGGATGATACCATAAGTAGTGCGAGTATCTGTAATTACAACACTGTGTCCTTGTTTTTGTAGTTTATTTACTACGTTATGTCCAATTAGTCCTAATCCGCCTGTAACTAGTATATTACTCATATTTTAATTTCCAAAATGTTAATTGTTTGTGTGTTAGATATGCTCTAATATGATATACATAACTATAATCGTATAAGTCATTGTTACGATGCCAACTGGGTGTAGGATTAGAGTTTTCCATTATCCACTTACCTTCTTCTGTCTGTTGCCATTCATATATAGGCTGTGCTACATACAAATCAGGATCTTCAACATCACCCATTCTAATAGTATGAACTACCTGAGTAATAGATACTGATTCTTCTCCTGTATCAGATACTTGTACCTGATACTTGGGTCTAGTAAATTCGTCTTTAGACTGCCATTGTTGCTTTGATAGGGCCATCACTTTGATAGTTCTCCAAATGTATATCTTCCATTGTCATATCAAAGATACTATTCTTTGATGCATTCAACATCAATGTTGGTAGTGGATGAGGTTCACGACACAGTTGTTCTTTAACTTGTTCAATATGGTCTTTATAGATATGTGTATCACCTGTACTAATTACAAGCTCCCCTACTTTTAAATCACAGTGATGTGCCAATAGATGTGTAAGTAGTGCATAACTAGCAATATTGAAGGGGAGTCCTAAAAAAACATCCACTGATCTTTGGTACATATGGCAAGATAGTTCACGATTTTTGTTAACATAGAATTGGCTCATAACGTGACAAGGGGGCAATGCCATTTGGTCTAACTCGCTCACGTTCCAAGCACTTAGTATGTGCCTGCGCCCATTAGGATCTTCAATTAATCCTTTAATGAGATTTGCCAATTGGTCGACTTCTGTTTTATCAACAGCGAGGCGGGTACCACCTTTGTGTGCTGGGCCCATGTCTTTTTCTGTGCGGTACATATTCCAGTGACGCCATTGTACCCCATAGACACGACCGAGATCACCTTCAAATTTTGCTTTGTGTTTCCAATACGGTGCCTCTGCATTCGGGGTCCAGATAGTAGTCTTTCCTTCACTACTACCGTGGGTAAGTTCTGCCAGTCTACGATCATCACTAGATCCTTCAATAAACCAGAGAAGCTCACCGACGCAAGCTTTCCAAGCAAGTTTTTTAGTAGTGACTGCGGGAAAGCCCCTACGCAAATCAAATCTTAACTGTCTAGCAAATAAAGAAATTGTGCCAACACCAGTTCTATCATCTTTAATTTCCCCGTTGTCTAGTATATCTTGTATTAATTCTAAGTATTGTTTCATAAATTATTATATCATGTTAATAAGAAAAGCCCCGACTAATCAGGGCTTTTTGAAGTAATTAAAGTTTACCTAATAGTCGATCAGTTTCGGGCTGTACTGTATCCGCGATACTTTGTACATTAAGAACAAATTCTACACTTACAATAGAATCTTCCAACTCATTTAACTTACGACTAACAGCATCTTCTACTTGATCTGGATCCAAACCTTGTTGAAGTAACCTTTTAATATTAATTGTTTGTTGCTTCTTACCAGTTAGTTTAATAATTAATTTTTTAATAAACTCTACCGGTATTTTGTTCTTCTCCACATCTTCAAGGATGTGTTCCCATTTATCGATAAAATCAGGCGACATTAGTTATTTTTTTTGTAGTTTTTTTCTTTGCAGGGGTCGCTACTTCAGCTACAACTGCTGCCTTTTTAGCTTTAGCTGGTTTAGGAGCTAATGATGGATCTAGTGTTTGTGCTTCTGAAGTTAAACGTTGTGCTTCAGCTAATAAGCCTTTAGCTTCACGTTCCATTTTTTGTGCTTGTTCAATACGTTGTTTAGCTAATGACGCATCACCCAATGCATCACCTGATGGGGCAACAACTGGAGGTTGTTTACCTTGTGGGCCACGCATTCTACGTGCTACATCAGCTGGATCTTGCATGCCACGGCTTTGATCTAATTCAGCCATACGTTTAACAGCATCTTCACCTAATTTCATTTCATCTAAAATTTTATTAAGTTCATTTAACTTAATACGTGTGTTTGGTGCAGGTGTCATTAAAATCATTTCTGTGTTAACTTTCTTTAGTTGACTTTCAGAATGTAAAACTTGCAATATTGGTCTACCATCTTGTGTGTAGCTACGGTTTAATGCATCAGCTAAATTTTCACTATTTTGCCCAATGTCACTTTCAATACATCTAATCAATGAATCATGGATATTTTTATTAATTGTTTCCGTATATGTTACTAAGCACATATGAGGCTCGCCCGGTACTTCTCGGAATACTACAGCTACTTTTCTGTCCCCGTGTTTTCCTACGTGTCTTGTAAAACTCATATTATGTTCTCCTTGTAATATGCTTATAGTTATTTAATAAGAAATTTGTTCTCTACAAAATTTCCATATGCCCATTTATGACCATTTAAGTTCATAAAAAACTGCTTCTTGTGGATCTTCAAATGCAATACAACTAGGTGTCATTAATTCAA